GCGGGCTTCGGTTCTGCCGGCGAGCGGTGCATGGCGATCTCCGCCTGTGTGGCCGTCGGCCCCATCGCCGATGACCTCGTCGCCAAGATCGCCGAGCGCACCACCCCACTCAAGATCGGCGACGGCGCCAAGGATTCCGACATGGGACCGCTGGTGACCAAGGCTCATCGCGACAAGGTCGCCTCCTACATCGACGCGGGCGAGGCCGACGGCGCCAAGATCGTCGTCGACGGACGCAACGTCTCAGCCGACGGCGGTGCGGAAGGGTTCTGGTTGGGCCCGACGTTGATCGACCACGTCACCCCCGAGATGAGCATCTACACCGATGAGATCTTCGGTCCCGTGCTCTCGGTCGTCCGCGTCGAAACCTACGACGAGGCACTGGAACTGATCAACTCCAACCCCTACGGCAACGGTACCGCGATCTTCACCAATGACGGCGGCGCGGCTCGACGCTTCCAGAACGAGGTCGAGGTCGGCATGATCGGCATCAACGTGCCGATCCCGGTTCCTATGGCGTACTTCAGCTTCGGCGGTTGGAAGGCGTCGCTGTTCGGTGACACGCATGCCCACGGCATGGATGGCGTGCACTTCTTCACCCGCGGCAAGGCCATCACCAGCCGCTGGCTCGACCCTAGCCACGGCGGCATCGAGCTGGGTTTCCCACAGAACGCCTGACCCACTCTCGAAAGTACGGTTGTCGAACGCATCGCCTCGGGCGATGCGTCTCGAAACGCACACTCGACGAAGCCGGTGCGCAAACGAAACCGGCGCCCCGCGAAGTGCGGGACGCCGGCTCGTGAACGACTAGCTCAGAGGATGTAGAGCTTCGTCGTACTGGGCGTTTGACGGTGTGGAGCACTGTTGGAAGTGATGTGTAGATAGCTGCTGAACAGCGATTATCGCGAACGTTCAAATACTGCCAACAGCATCAACTGTGGTCCCGGTGTGGTCCCGAAGCTACGGGAGAGCTGCGGCGCATGCGGACGCAGCGGACTAGGACGGCTGTGTAACGAACCGTGTGACCAGGTCGCGTGCCAAGTTGACGAACTCCAGCTTTTTTGCCTGCTCCACAGCCATGTTCTCACCGTGCCTGCGTGCCGTCGCAGCCTCTTGAAGGTCTTGCAGATCCGCTCTCGTCAAACCAAGCTTGTTCCGAAGTCGCTCCCACGATTCCTTCGTCCCTGAATCACCCGTCTCAACGTACGTCTGACGAAGACTCTCAATCACGCGGTACGCGTAGAACGCGGTGTCATCATCTAGCTTCTGCGCTGCCCGCACATCTGCCAGTGCGTGACGAAAATCTGCACTACCCATGGCATGCGTCACGTACGGAGTAATCTGCTGCGAGTCAACGGCACCGCGAATCGTCCCCGAAAGTGAACGGAATCCGCCGGGATAGTAGTTCGTAAAGTTCGGGGGATGATCCACAGTGCCACTTAATAATTCGATCTCAAGCGAAGCTCCTAAAAGGAATCCAAGCGAGTCCAGCGCGGCACGGACAACCGCCGAAGTCCGCTGCCACAACTGTTCGATCCACTCGAAATCCACGGCAGCGCCCTCCGGCGAGGAGACACGAACGGTGAAGGTGGAATCCCAAACACCGATCCAGATATCCTCGTCATCGCGCTGCACAGTGACAGTGTCATCGAAGTGCCATGCGCAACCGGTGGGATGAACCAAGCCGCTAAATCGCGTCACTATCATTCGGGCAGTCTCGCATGGCCAATGCAATCTGTGCGAGAGCATTTTTGGTAGGTAATCGCCGAATCTGGTTTGACAACCGCAGATAGGCGAAGTCCCCGCCAACAGAGGCGACCTACCTAGGATGGCGGGGACAACGTTGACACCCCTCTATGTCAGGGCACCCCAGATGCCTGAACGTTCACCTGGTTGTCTCGGATACAACGGACCCGCTCGCCTCAGGAGAAGGGAAACGAGCGGGTCTGTCGCGGCGTGTGGCGCATTTCCACAACGCCTAGCGCACGCGAGGGAGGCAAACGCCAATTTGGACTACCCTCGCGGCGCACGTTCTCTACTTGTGATCAGCCTTAGCGGCCTTGGCCTCAAGCTTCTCGCGAGCAGCCTTCGGAAGTGCTACCGACGCTTCATACCGTTCGGCGCTCGATTCGTCGCGCACATGCTTCTCAGCAGTCATGAATGTAATCCTTTGTCCTAGTTGCTAGTTGACTCGATAGTCAGCCAGCGATAGCCGAAGTCGGTCCCGAAAATCGTTGTTTCTGACCACTCTTCAGGACCGGTCACGGCGTAGGTAACTCCGCTGATCTCGATGCGGTCCCCCGGTTGCACTTGCACGGTGGCATCCTTGGGGAACGCAGCTTGTCCAGTCGTGTCCTGGAGACCAGGGAAGCCACGCAAACCGCGCGCCGCCTGACCACCCAAGATCACGCCTTCGACCTCACCGAGGTAAGCCTGTTCGGGGGTAATGGTCGGTGCGCCTTTCCACGTACGTTCACCGAAGCGCCACACCTTTGCGGTACTCATTACGCTGCCCTAGTCCGATACCGGTTAAGGCAGAACAGCTCCGCAACCGACCAGCCAACGAACGCTCCACGCACAGAACGGCTTTGAGGACCGTATGTCTCGGCAATGTCCAGTTGCGTTGTGTTGCTGATCATTCGGGCGCTTGCGCTGAGAATCACGGCGGCAATATCGGGCGCAGGCACGTCACCAAGTTGCAGCGGCAATGTCGCGGGCAGTCCCCCCCGAGACCAGCCCCGACCACGGGTGTAGGAAAATGCCATAGCAGTTACCACGCCGATCACCGCGTCGGCTTGAGCTGTGTTCACGGTGCGGTTGAGGTATGCGCCCAGTTGGGTCGCCGTCACCGTAGCCATGATTACGCCTCAGTCAGAAGGGTGACAGCCTTTGCCTGCAACAGACCAACGTCGAAACGAGCAGTGACACGGATGCCAATGGTGTCGTAATCACCGAACGTCTGATCGAGCACAGCCACCGTGGGGTTCTGATCACGGGCGACGACGACCTTGGAGAAATCGATCAACGCAACACGCGCCTTGCCCGACGCGTTAGGGATGAAATCCGTCACAATGACGGGCAATCCGAACAACTGGAAAGCGGTGCCGTTCTGGATCGTGGACGGGTCGATGACGTAACGGCGATCACCCGTGCCCACCTTGACCTTGCGAATCGCCGCGAACGCAGCAGGGGTCATCACCCAATGGGTAGGCGAGACGTGGTTTGCCTGCGCGGTAGCCAGTCCGTCGATCAACGAGTCGGGGTCGGTCAGTACCAACACTCCGGTCTGGATGCCGGTTTGGCGAAGGACGCCCTTGATAGTCGAACTAGCGCCGCCTCCGTCCCACAGCGCAGCGTCCAAGACGTTGGAAACGTCGGTCACAAGGCGAGTCGAGATGACCTGATCCAACGCGCCCACTGTATGAGTTGCTTGACGTACCAGTTCATTTGAGAGCTTCGTGAGCGACTTGATACCGCGTAGATCCGAAGGCAAAAGCTGCACCTCGTCAAAGGTGACATTTGAATCAGCGATTTGAGTGCCGGGGGCGACGAACGCAGCCGCAGCGCCCTGAGCGATACGAGGAACGCGCACCGGACCCGAAGAGTCGATGATCTGAGGTCCAGCCGAAAGGAACGTGCTGGTCTGCTCAAGTGGTGCAACGAGTAGCTTGGCGACTTCTGCCGCCGTTAGAGTCGGCTGAGTAGCCGGGGTCTGAATAGTCATTCTGAATGTCCTTGATTAGCAACGAAATACCGCTGCCATCAGGACAGAAGTTCAGATTTTGGGCATCAGGCCCCGAAAGTGAATGGGACTGCGGATCAACCGCTTTCGTCCCTCACCTATAGATTCTACTAGACAGATTGCTGCAAACGCCCGAGAAGCGAGAATGGTTCCTCAGTTTTGCCCGTAACACCCTGACCGGCATTACCGGCCACACGGTGGCGAGCAAGGTGAGGCTTGCGCGCAATGAGCGCGTCGACTGCCTCGGTCAGCTTGTCCTCATCGGCCAACAGTTCAGCGTCATAGGGCAAGTCATCGGCGTCAGCCAGCTTGCCAAGCGCAGACACCTTGGCGCTGAACAACTCGCGGAGTACGGCGTCTAGATTCTTCTCGGCGGTCTCGGCGCGCTGACGATTCCCCTTGGCTTCGGTGCGTAGCTTCTCCACGTAGGAACGGGGGAACGTCTCGGCGTTCTCGTCTTGGCGCTCATCGTCAGGTGTCTCGGTCACCTGCTCGGTGTTCTTGGTTTCTACGGTCTCGGTCTCGTCGGGATCTTCCACGGCGGTTCCTCTCTCAGAAGGGGTCAAACAGGGGTCTCAGCGCTACGCACAGCAGCGGGGAGGGCATGGATGGGGAATTGTGTATGGACTTACGCAGCGGGCTTCTGAGGGTCCGCATTCGAGGACAACCCCGACATGTATCGGCCCAATCGAACATCGGCACCCATCTGCGCGTCAGCTCGGGTGTTGTCCAGCTCCTCAGCGATCTCGTCGGCGCTTAGTCCAAGGCGCTTGAGAACACCTGTACGGGACAAGATCCCAGCCTGATAGAGCTTCACGGCGGCGTCTGCCTCTTGCGCCTGCGAACGGGTATCGGCAGGAGACCACACGATGCGGGCCGTCACGGTCAGCGGGTCTACGCGGTCACGGATCGCGACGAGGTTGGCGGCAACGGCTTCCCACCCAACACCGTAGGCGCGCTGCTTGGCCTCAGCGCGAGCCACCAATGCGGCCTCGGCGGCACGCAGAGCATCTGCACTCGTCACGGAGTCCTGTAGCAAGCCGACGTAGTGCGCAGGCAAGCCGGAGACCATCATCGCTTGGCTGATGAGCACCTTGATGCCGTGCTCAAACTGGGACAGATCAGCCGAAGGAATGGCACCGAATCGCGATGTAGCCTCTTCGCTGATCATCATCTGATTCTCATCGGGGAACGGGTTGACGGCTTGAGTCACCACTTCACCGGTATCGGGGTCGGTGACGGGTTCGCCGGTTTCCTCGTCAATGACCCGCTTCTCTTCCAACTCGATGCCCGTCGCGTAACGGCGGGGACGACCGGCGTACTCAGAAGCAACCATCATGTCTAGCAACAACTTATTGATCGAATCCTGAATGCTCAACAGGTCAGCGATGGCACTAGGCTCATCCTCGCTACCGATGGCTACCACTGGACACACCCCAAGACTGTGCGGAATCGTCTCCAGCAGAAGATAACCCGCATTCCCCGCGCTGGGCGTGTTCGCAGACCAGTGCTCAACACGGTCGGGGTAGTACACCCAAGCTTCAGTCGTCTTCGCCGTCCTCACACGCTTCACAGCCGAAGTGATCTCGCGGGTAACGGGGTCTCGGCTCACGGTTACTTGCTTGGGACTCTCTACCGTGGCACGTGGCTTGCCCCTGGCATCGGTCCAACACAGCACATACCCGACGCCATACAGAAGCGCATCCCTATGGCACTGCGCTGCTAGTTGGTCAAGGTTGGAGTATTCAAACAGTCCCCAAGCGTCGCAACCCTCAATCCCGCTGGGACGCAATCGTTCCTGAAGCGATAGAACGGCCGTGCGACACAAGTTCGAACTAATCTGATCGAACTTGCGAAGGGCAATCTTCGCCTCGCGACTCAGGAAACTGAGCGGAGAAACCCCGTTGTAGTAGTTGTCCAGCAGCCCGTACCCGTACTGTCGGCTGTCCAAAGCCTGCAACAGGGCAATGAGGTCGTCGGTCATGACTTAAGTTCCTTAGTATGCGAAAGATGCTGCGCGACGGCGCTTAACGGGATTGCTCAAGTGATAAGCCATTCGGTCGAACGCGATGATCGCGGCAATGGCGGCGTCCACCTTGCGCGGGCTGCCCCGCTTGTCCTTCATGATCACGTCACCCTGAGCGGTGGGACGGGCTACCGCGTGCGCCATATGAGCGGCTAGCCGTGGGTCGCCGTCCTGAGTAACCGTCTGCTCAACAATCGCTTGATAGAGGCGGTCGGTAGCCGGTGCCATACGGCCCACGAAACCGGTGTTGTATTCGACTACGCGGCTCGTCCCGTGGCGCTTGCCCCACGCTTCGATCTCTGAGCGCCAACCCCACGGATCGCAGGCAAGGGATAGAACCTCGTAGCGGGAGAACATCAGATCAACGGCGTCCGAGACAGCCTCGCGGGGAACACGCCAATCGGGATCATCGCCGGGGTTCTCCCATAAACCGATCAGGAAAATGTGCCCGTCCATCGTGCAGCCGACTAGGGCGGTGGAGTCACCAGACGCCGAACCGTCGAAACCGGCCACGATGGGACCACGGATAGAACGCTCCTGTGCGCACGCTTCCCACGCACCGAACGGCAACCATCCGTCGACACCCGAGACCCACTGCCCAAGGCGAAGCTGCCGGAACACCGGTTCACGCAGAGTCTTGCGAACCGCCGCAATACCGTCCTCGGCTAGGAATGGTTGTTCACACGTCAACGCAGGGTTAGCGATGCGCCACGCCTCGCGGTCGTCGGGATCACAGTTCGGCGGTGCGGCGTATTCCTTGAGGTAGAACGCTGGGTCAGTACCGTCACGCCCGTGCTGAACGAGACGCCACATGATCGAATCGGCAGAACTGGCAGGCGTGGAGATGGCGAGACACAGAGATTCATCCTCAGGTCGCTTGCCAATCATGGAAGTGATTGCCTCCCAAACGGACTCAGTGACAACGTGCAGTTCGTCCACGATCAGGAGGCTAGGGTCGTGTCCGTGCAAAGCTCCATGCTCACTAGGCAGGGGGGGTTAGCGTCGCGTCATTCTCAGGCAAGTACAGATGATCGGCGTACACATGAACACGTTCAGCGAGAACGGGATTCATCTCAACGATTCTCTTCGCATACTTGAGCACAATCGACGCCTGCCGCTGATCAGAAGCAACCACGATCACCTCAGCGGACGGAGGACCGACGAACAGCTCAGCAATCGCCAGGAACGCAGCCAACATCGTCTTACCGTTCGCACGCGGAATACTGACCAATGCAGTACGGACACCAGGCGCGAACGCACCAGTAAGAATTTCGCGCTGAAACCCCTGAATTTTCGCGTTTTTGCCCGCATTCTTGCCGCGAGGAATGACACAAAACGACTCAATAAACTTGATACGACGGCGCGCGCGATCACGTGGATAGCCCTTAAAACCAAGGGGCGCAACCGAAATGGGCTGCTTAGGTCCGTGACGCATCGAGCTTTCCTTGTTTGCTGGGGCGCGGCGGGTCAGATCCGAACTTTGCTATGCCAGGACCGTCGAGGAAGGCCGCAGGTCAGGGGGCATCCCCCGGGGTATGAATGTCTCGGCTATGCGCTGTGTTTATGCAGGTCAGCGTGTTGCTGTTGCTAACGCGTTGTGCAGGTGCATATTCCGTGTGGTGGTGACAGCTCAGCGTGGGTTTGCTGGCGCGTGCGTGACGCTATGCCCGCGTGCGTATCCTGCCGTCTGGTTGCAACGCTGACACCTGATGATCAACAGCCCGTCGCGTACGTCTTTGAGCGTCAGTGTCTTGCCGCTGTCCACCTTGATCCAGCTCTCTGGAGTGTGGTCAAGGGTCAAGTTCTCGGTACTGAGACAGTCGGTGCAGAAGCCTTGCAGGGCTAGCGCGGGCACGTAGCCGTTGATAGCGGTAGTCGTATCCGCGTGCACTGGAGCTGGGCTGCGGTGCCCTGCGGTACTTGTGCTCATCGCAACGTGAGGACGCAGACGGAGCGCCACACTGCGTACAGAGCTTCATGGCGAGTCTCCGCAATCTGTTTTGCTACGCGTGCCACACTGATTCTTATGGCAGTGAAGGTCACCTTGAAGAACGGTGAAGAGTCGTTTGATCATGAGGACGACTACTACCTTGAGCGCATTCGTGATGGAGCGCTGGAGGTTCATCGGGCAGACAAGACGGTGAAGGTCTACGCCAAGGGGTTTTGGCTAGCCGTCGACGGGAAGCAGCTAGAAGATGACCTCTTCGACGTGTGACGGCGCTCAAACCCGGTAGCTGATTCAGTTGCCTAGTTCGTGGTCCATCGCACGCGCTTGCATGTTCGACGCTAGCTCTCGCCATTCCGTAAGTAGGGAGTTGTCAGCGCTGAACTGTCCGACGCCGCCGTCAGCGAAGATGACCGTGAAGACGTGCATGGTCTGTCCGTCGTCATGCCCGAACGTCTTGCCTTGGATGCGTACGGCACGGGGGAATACGGTCGGAGCGCTCATGTTGTTGCACTCAGCTTCCGGTCTAGTCGGTCCCGCAGAATCAGCGCAACGTCACGCGTCAGCCCGGAGATAGTCACGGGTTCGCCTGTGCCGCAATCAAATACAACTGACAAGATTGCAGGGTTACTGCTCACGACACTGACGGAGTTCGGTCGGATCGTCTTAACCGGTTTATCGGGCTTGCTGCGTCGAACGGGTGTGGGTTCCCAGACCATGCGCGCGGTCATGCGGGTACGCCCTGCTGATACTCGTCGTATGCCGCTTTGATCCACGCTCGCGCATCCTCAACCATGAACTGAATTGCGTGGTCGGCGCACATCGGAGGAATGTCCGGTTGCGGGTAGGTGGTGTGCAGGATGCGGGCAACGGGCAATGCGTCACCGTGCAGCCAGCAATGCCGGAAGAATTCAAGTTGACGGTCGGTGAGTGGACCGTTCAGGGGGGTGAGTCCGGACGCTGGGCACTTGCGGCGGTGTCGCCCGTGGTGGCATAGACCGCCCGTGTCGTGACGCACTGCCGTGCTGCGTCCGCAATGCGGGCAGGTTACGCGAGTCTTGGTTGCTGCCAATGAGATCAGATCCCTACAGGTGTTGCGAGGAAGCTGTTTACACAGTGTTCGTGGTGGTGCTGTTCGCATAGCCCAGTGCTGTACCTCGCAGGCTGGTCACACCTACTGCAACCGTCGAGATCCTTGATTTCTACTGACACTGCCGTCTCCTCAATGGATGGCACCACAGTGGGGTCTGAACGGTCCTGTGGCTGGAGTTCTGCCGGGGCTGGCGTCGTTGGATGTCGCGAAGCTCCTAGGGCAACGTAGGGCGACTTTAGGCGCGTGCGTCCGGTTCGCCTACCGTCATGCCATGGACACGCGTCGTTCTCATGACCGAGACCGCCGACGATGCCGTGAGCCGGAACCACAAGGCAACGCGCACAGGACCGGTTATCAATCAAGCCCTTGCGCTTGGCGTCACGGATCCCATCGGAAACCTTGCGTTCGCTGACCTTGAGTTCGTCAGCGATCTGACCCAAACCGAAGCTTGCGTGACCGTTGCGCCGATGACTCCCGAACGCCATTGCCATGATGCGGAACCACATTTCGTGGTTCGGGTTCTTCGCTTGCTCTCGCCACCAGGATTGTAGGTGCACGTCGTACGGCGGCAAGTCTCCGAGCTTCACCGTGCGTTCGCCTTAAGATCAATCTCCCAACGGATGACGTCCTCAAGATCCATCACGCGATGTTTACCAATACGGTAACTCGGTGGTGCATAGCCGATTTCAACCCAATACCTAATCGTACCCAATGGGATGCCTTCGCGGTCTGCGAAATCCTGCAAGGTGAGGCGTACGGGTGCGCCAGTCATCGTGTTGCCCATAAGTGTTGTGCTCCTACATGTCTCGCTGACTAGAACGCACGACGAGAAGCCGTGGGATGCGAGAGGGTTTGCAGGGAAACGTGTTTCATCCCCGCCTTAATGATATCACCCATCAGTCTCAATCTGACGATTCCCTGTAAATCCCTAAGCACCCCGGTACGATACGCCGTCGAACTTGAGCTAGAGCTGAGGGAAAGAACGCCTACGGCGGCTACCGAGGAGAGAAGGTGGTGGCGCGGGCGCGCGAAGCTGCAATACCGTTGTACCGCAACACCCGTTCTTGTCCTGGCGTCTTTTGGCGTTTCTCGTCCACTGGCACAACCGCAGCATCCACATCGTTCGCGAATGGGTAGACACATTTCATACTCCTGTCTGCCAGCGGGACCACCTCGGTACGGAGCGGTTGCCCTGCAAGGGAGGTCACTGCCCTACGGGGTTGGCGGAAACAGGTACCTGCTAGTCGGCACGTTGCTCTGTAAAGAATAATCAAGAGGGAGCGAGTAATCACCGCAGGTCACACCAGGTGCGTTCGGGTGTTTTTTACGGTTTAACCGTAATCGGCTTACGATTCAACCGTAACGAATGCGTGTTTCCTTACGGTTCAGACGTAAGGAATTGCATGTCTCGCTCAGGTTTTCAGTCCCACCGAATCGTGTACGGCCGACCGTTGCACGGTGCAGTTCGCCCAGTGATAGCGGGGTTATCGGGGTCTGTGGTACCGAAATCGTGCGTGTGCTGCGCGCCGCAGTAGCAACACTCCACCACGAAGATGTTGCCGACTTTGTAACCATCGAGTAGTCTTAGTTCGGCGGCGTCGAAATAGTTGTCTGGGTAAGTGCGTGCGCTCATCGCACACCCCCGCGAGCACTCTTCGACTCCTGCTCATCCAACCAAGCCAGAACATCAGCCTTGTGATATCGGATGCGTCGCCCCAACCGGAAGCTCTTCGGGCCTTTTCCCACGCTGCGATACCAGCGCCACGTAGGCTCAGGAATGCCAGTGAAAGCGGAAACTTCTGGTACGTCAGGCATTTCAGATAGTTGAGGTGACATCCCTCAGTGCTCCTTTACGTTCGGGCGTAACAAACTCACTCGACAATCCTAAACCCGATCATTTCTATCCCTGACCTGCATTAATGCGCCATCAGTCCTGGTCAACGAGCCCGGGCGTATCATCTGGCCCATGGCAAAGCGCAATCCAAGCGACCTTGGTTTTATTGACGACCGGTGGACCAATCAGGACGGCAGTCCATCCACCCGCTACGGCGTCGGTAAGCGGTACCGGGCACGGTGGAACGATGACGACGGTATACAGCGCTCAGCAAGCTTCTCAAGCGAGAAGGCAGCGAAGGTGCACCTCAAGTCCGTCGCGCGCGGGGAGTACGCCAACGTCACGGGCAAGCTCACGTTCCGACAGTTCGTTGATGTGTGGGCACCTACCCAAGTGTGGGCACCTGGCACAGTGAGGAAAGTCAATCAAGCTATCGACTCGGTGACGTTCGCAGAGGTGCCCCTAGAACGGTTGCGCGCTAGCCACATCCAGGCATGGATAAAAACGATGGTAGATAAGCCGTTAGCGCCCAACACCATTCGCTCCCGGCTTGATCATGTTCGCGCCGCCATCCGTGCCGCAGTGGCTGACCGTGCAATTCCCTTCGACGTAACTGCCACCGTCACACTCCCCCGTGGTCGGCGCGCTGACGCAGCAATGGTCATCCCCACCACTGAGCAGGTTGGGAAGGTGCTGCACCACTCCCCTGAGCCGTTCACCGCGTTCGTAGCGTTGTGCGCTTTCGGAGGTCTGCGACTGGGAGAAGCTGCGGCACTGAAGGTTTCAGATATCGACTTCATTCGTAAAGAAGTACGAGTAGAGCGCCAGGCGCAAGTGCAGAATGGTGGCGGCGTAGACATCCGGCCACCAAAGTTCGGTAGCGAAAGAACCGTCTACCTACCCGAGGACTTGATCAAGCTTCTGAGTGAACATGTGCGCCTTTACGTTCCCGGCGATGACGCTGACCGGTGGATGTTTCCCGGCACAGGAAATGACCCGCTACACCAGAACTCAGCCGGGTACCTGTGGGGCAAAACCCGTGATGCGGCCAACGTGGCTTTCCGCCTGCACGATCTTCGGCACTTCTACGCGTCGGGGTTGATCGCGGCGGGATGCGACGTGGTGACTGTGCAGCGCGCGATGGGACACGGTTCGGCGTCACTGACTCTGAACACCTATTCGCACTTGTGGCCTACGGCTGAGGACCGAACGCGTAACGCTGCTGCCCAGATGCTGAACGAGGCACTTACTGTGGTCCCAGTGTGGTCCCAAAGCCAGTAAGCGCCCCGTCAACAGCACCTTTAGAGGATGTAGAGCATCTCCTGGTAGGTCGGCAACGGCCAAAGGTCGTCGGCGACAATGCCTTCCAGTGTGTCGGCCGCAGCCCGCACCGCATCCATCAGGGGAAGCAGGCTCTGTGCGTGCTT